CTTATTTTGTGCGACGCCACCGCCGCCACCGCCACCTACAACTAAGTATTCTACGGACGATACATTCAAACTTCCTGCGTTTGCTGTGCCATAGAGCACCCAGCCTTGAGTTGCATCGATATAAACAAACTCTGCCGAAAAACGATTGGCATTCAAAACAAAGTTGTCAGTTGCTCCGTTTATCTTTTTGCCATTCGGAGCCACGGTTACATTATTCGTCGCAAACGTCCCCGCATAATCCGTCAGCGTTATCAAATCCCCCGCACTCGGCGAAGCAGGCAGCGTCACCGTAACCGCTGTTGAGGTTGTGTTAACAGGATAAGCATTGCCAGCAGAGGCTGTGAAGTTAGATGTCCGGACGGATTGCCACGTTAGACCGCCGCCACTGCCTGACGCAGCAATCGTGGTCGTTCCTGTACCTGCTGTAATGGATATGCCTGATCCTGCTGTTAGCCCATAAACAGACCGACCTGCGGGATAGGTCACAAAGACATTCTTAGTCCCTGCACCAAAGTTCACTGCACTGCCGGAGTTACTGGAAGATAAGATCGTGTCCCTTGATAAGGTAGTGCCAGACGATGTGTAAGTGCCTATGCCTACTTCCCAGTTGGACCCAGACTGGTCGGCAATGGTGTAAAAGGTCGTGTTGCCGTTACCTATAGCAGCAAATGATTGAAACCCCGTAACCGCACCAGCTAATGTGACTGTACCGGTGCCTGTGGTTGTTGTGGTTTCTTGTACACGGTCAGCAACAACGAATGCCATATTATGCCGCCAAGCTAAAGCTATAGGTTAACTGCAACGAATCCCCGTTGACGAAATTAATATCTCCGCCTGTTAAGTCTGATGCAGAAAATAGTGTACCTATGCCACCACCTTTAGAATTTTGATTAACAATAAAAGCCCCGCCTAAAACGCCCGTTGTTGAAAAATCAAACGTTGCTTTATTGTCTGAATTAGAAATAACTGAAGGGTTTGCGGCGGTTGCATTGGCAAATACAGCTTGCGGACGAGTGCCTTGTGTATAGGTTGTTATCTCCGTCCATCCTGGATGCGAACCCATTGTATCTGTAGAAGCTGGAGAATTTGTAGCGCCTGATCCATATAGACCCATATACCAAATAGAGGTACGAGGTGCGGAGGAGACAAGCGCAACACCTGCCATATATTGAAGGCCCGTGTTTACAACTAAGTTTTTTCTCTGGCTTACGAGTTTTAAGTTGCCGTGTTTATCAAACAATTCAAAGGTAAATACACCTCTGGCAACAGCAAGCTCTTCAGGACCATGATGAATTGCTGGACCTGATTTTGCTTTTACATCGTCCATCATGAGACCCTTAAATGTCGCAGGCACCCGCAGGTGCCGCTATTAAGCAGAAAGGCTAAAGGTATAGGTTACCTGTAACGTGTCACCGTTAACAACCGAACGATCACCGCCGGTAAAGTCAGAAGCCGAGAACAGAGTTCCCGTTGTTCCGCTCTTCGTGCTATCGCTTGTCAAGAATGCGCCGCCAATGGTGGTTGTTCCGTTAATGCTAAAAGATGCCTTGTTTGCAGTGTTTGTTACAACTGACGGGTTAGCCGTGGTTGCGGTGGCAAACGTTGCCGTGGGGCGGGTTGCATTGCTATACGTGGTGTTTTCCGTCCAGCCAGCGTGCGAAGACATTGTGTCGGATGCAGCAGGATTGTTTGACGAACCTGCGCCATACAAACCAATATACCAAGTTGTAATGCGTGTAGTAACACCATCAAGAGCGGTTCCAGCCATGTACTGGAGGCCAACGTTTACCACGAGATTCTTAGACTCAGCGGTCCACTTCAGGTTGCCGTCTTTGTCGTAACACTCAAACGTAAACTTGCCCATGGCGCGGGCGCTGTCTTCTGATGCGGGGCGGGCAATCAATCCGCTTGCCACAATATCATGTGTCTTTGCTTTGTCCATCATGAAATCCTTAAAATTGAATCATTGGCGCCCATGGGCGGAAAAGTTATGGTCAAATTTTGACCTGTTTTGGATAACGTAGAGCCGAAATTTAAAACACAAACCGCTCGATTTCCATTGGTACTGTTGTAAATCAAAGCGCCAGCGCATGTCAATGTTACATTGCTGAAGGTTAAGTCGTCAAACGACCAATATCCTGTAGTACCTGATGAAAGGGGCGTGATGTTTGTGAGTGTTGCCCCGCCAGCCGTGTAATTAGTTCCACTGGTTTCACCTTGCGATGTGTAGGCGGTGGTATTTTGGTCGAGGTTGGCGGTTGCAACATATAAGGCAAGCTTGAATACATTGCCTGTACTCCTTGTAAAGTTGTGCAGCCCTTGGGCAACTTCTGCCTTGAAGCTAGTACACATAATTTGCACGATTGCCATTACACAACCTGATCCTGCACTTGCCCTTTTCGGTATTGATCCTGGCGCTCCATGCCGTCACCAAGTCGTTTTGCAAGTGTTAATGTTTCCCTGTATTTATTATTAATATTTGCCATGACATCTTGCTCGGCCTTGTTAAATTGAGCGGCCTCTATGAGGGCGCCATATAACAAAACTGTATCAAAATTATTGCTTAACCATGTTGTAGTGGCATCAATATTGCCATAGGAAATTGACGTAGGATAGTAAAAGTAATGTAATTCTATGCCGTATCCCAAATCTGGCGTTGGCCCAAGCATAAAGGCTAATTTTTCCGGAGCATTTGGGTAATCCGGGCCAAATAATGCATAACAATATGGCCTTCCCGTGTTTCCTGCGCCGGTTGGAATTGGAAATGCTTCTCTTATAAAGTTCACATCTTTAATCAAAAGATAATGATAAGAACCATCTTGGTCAATTACTGCCATCGAATAAGGCGCTAAAAAATCATCTGGTGCTTGCAAATAACGGTTATTCTGGCTACACGCCCCTGTTACATTTCGGCGCAAACTTGGGAATTGTACTGCATTATAGATTCGCTCCTCGGCTTGGGTAACAAACGTCGTAAGGCTATCAATGGAGAATGTCGTCTCCATATAATCTTGAATCTGGGTTTTTAATTCACCCCAGTTCACGCCATCGGTCCCCTGCTCATCGTGCCTTTAGTCGCGCAACCTGTGCCTCGCATCTTAATGCCAGATGTTTTGATTGCCTTGTCCGGCTTGTTGGTGTAAGGACCAACGCTCATGGCAACCGTATCCAGCTTGCTATCGTCAGGGCTGGCTGATACCTTCAGTTTTTTGCCGTCCATGGTATGCGGTTCAGCATAAACAGACGCAGGCCCAATTTCCTTGCCGCCACGTTTCATTGAGTAAGCCATCATTTCATTCCTTGGTTGCGAGCGCGAGCCATGTTCCGACCCATCTTACGCATCATGTCGCCGGTGGGGCCACCTTTACGAAGTTTTGTCATGGGCTTTCCAGGATGCATGGTTTTTTCATGCTTATGAACCGCACCTGCAATCATTTTTTTATCCTGCTTAATATCGTCTTTCATATCACACTCCTATGCTCACCGAGTTAACCGACCCAATACCTATTAGATGGTTTGGCGTTAATGCCGTATCAAAAGACCTTGCGCCGCCTACAGGGTTAAACCCCCATTCAATGACCCGACTTCCATCCAATGGCACGCCCGTGTAAAGCGGATTTGTTCCGACTGTATAGTTTGTCTGCAATCCGTTGTAACCAGACTGGTAGTATGAATTGGAGTCAGTTCTCGGGTTGCGAACAGCCTGGGGGTCATTAACCGGATACATTCCTAATTGCAACTGCGGTTGATCAGGTTCCCAACATTCCGGGCATACCAGTATATTGACATTCTTTGTCTTAATTACCAACTGTTTTAGCTGCTTAAGTTTATAGCGAAAGTTGCATCTATCGCATTGTGCGATAGCAAACTTACCACTGGCAAACTGGTTAGGCATACTAGAAATTCACGCCAAGAAATGACTGCCTTGGGACAAACCGTATTGGCGCTTTTTCTCGATCTTCGCTTGCCGCCAAATCCCATGCTTCATCATATTGGGCTTTCAGGGTTTGCATACGCTCTAACCCGCCCTGGACTTTCATCGATAGCTTATACGCCAATCCTGCAATCAAAGCCTCTTGGAATCTAAACGGAATGTCTTCTACGTTGATACCGTTGCCAGCGTCTTGGATCCGACGTAATCTCCAGTAAACCAAGGTGTAATACGGATTGTTAATCGTGCCTTGGTCCGGTGCAGGCCATACTGTTATATTTGGAAACTGTGTATTACTTACTGTGGCGCCTGAACTGTGACTTGCCGCTGTCGTATTGTTCTGGCCGCGCACTACGTTGTTTAGCGTCGCATAAGCTGAAACACCCGTTGCCACATTTTCGGCTTGGGTGCTAGTACCGTAGTAATAAACTGTTTCCGATCCAATGTTTGCATATCCTGCATATGGCACCCCTGCGAGAGTAGACATTGGTATTGTCGTAGCCGTTGAGGTGATATTAGCGGCCAGCGTTCCTGTGAAAACATATGTCTGTCCGCCTAATCTGTCGATGTAAATTTGAATGGGGCGACCGGTTGCCAGCTTGTTCGGTATCGTTGAATACGTGCTGACCGAAATCCGACTGATGTTAATGTCTGTTTGGTTTTGACCTACACCATTTCGGATGATTGTTTCAACAAGGTCTACTGTGTTGATGGGTAGCGGGTAAGTTATTTGGTTGGCATAGAGCTGTATAGCACCTTGCTCCATGGTCCAAAGATTAATTCCTTTGTTTGCCCATTCGCTTATAAGCAAATTAAGGCTTCTACGTGCCGTGCGGAAATCATACCCAGACCTTAATTCTTGGCCGCAACGCTCAAACGCCTCCTCAATGATTTCATTAAGGTTTGGTTCAAAAGCCGTTGTTCCCGTTGTGTAGGCCATTACGATTTCCTTGCGGCTCTCATATTGTCAATGAGATTGGGGTAGGGTCTACCTGCGGCTTTTGCCATGGCCTTTGCTTTGGATTTCTTTTCCGGTGACATGGGCTTTGATTTGCCAAGTTTCTTGGGGCGTGGCTTATCCCAAACCTCTCCGCCTTCAGCGTATTGCGTGAAGTCCGTATCGTCTCGACGGGACTTTCTTTTACCTTTAGGCATTTTGCTTGGGCTGATTGCCCCCATTCCCCGGCTGGCCATCACTTGTGAATGCTCCTACTAAAGCTGCTAACCCGAAGTTTCCACTATCTTGCAGCGGTCGTAAATAGTTTGGCGCTTTAAATAAATCGTAAGGACCAAACTCTGGCGGCGGCACGTTAGGTTGCGCGTAGTCCACATACGTCTTTGTTTGATCATAACCTGGAACAAAGAATAATGGAAATGGTGGCGGTGCCGTTGTTACCGGTTTTGTCGTGACCGGCTTTGTCGTCACTGGTTTTGTTGTTGTTACCGTTGTTGGCGGGGGTGTTGTTGTTTCTACCGGCGGTATTGTTATTTGGGGCGTCGTAGGTTCTAGTGTTGGTGGCCAAGGTATTGTTGGCTTTTGAGTTTCTGTGATTGTCTCAGTCACCGTGACCGTTGGCGTTGGCGTTGTGATAACCAGCGTTGGCGTAAATGTTAGCGTCACAGTTTCGGACGGCGTTTCTGTGACTTTAGTTGTTATTGTTTGGGTTATCGTCTGTGTTACGGATGGTTCAATAGTCTGTGTGATAGACGGAGCGATTGTTTGAGTTACAGACGGGGCAATTGTCTGTGTAACAGATGGAGCTACCGTTTGAGTTACAGATGGGACTAAGGTTTGCGTAACCGACGGCGCTTTTGAAACTGACGGATTAAAAGAAACAGCCGTGCTTACTGACAAACTTTCTGATTGACTTATTGATTCTGATACTGATTGAGAAATTGACGTTCTTTGCTCAATGTCTTTGATCTTATTAGATATTGAAATGCTTTTTGATATTGACGCTGATATTGATTCGCTTGTTGATATTGATTGACTTATTGAATTAGAAATTGATTCACTAAGATTTTCTTTTATATCTCGCGCTATTTCTTCGGAAATTGATTGGCTTACTGAATTAGATAATGATGACTCTAATTCTTGCGATATTGATTGGCTTATTGATTTGCTTATTGACAACGATGCATTTTTTTCTTTTTCCTTCAGCGCTAATTCGTTTGCTGCATTACTAATGCTTATGTCACGAGATATGCTTTCACTTATTGATTGAGAAATTGATTTAGAGATGCTTGTTTCCGCATAGGTAAGGACACTTACTGATTGAGATTTAATAATACTTGTGGATATTGATTGTGATATTGATGTGGATGTACTAATTGATTGGCTAATTGATTGGCTAATTGATTGTGATATTGATGTGGATGTACTAATTGATTGTGATATTGATGTGGCTGTACTAATTGATTGGCTAATTGATTGTGATATTGATTCACTGATGCTTGTGGCTTTGGAAACAGAAAGTGATTGGCTTGTTGATATTGACTGAGATATTGATAATGATGGCGACTCACTAATTGATTTTGATAGTGATACTGATATTGATTCGCTTTGTGACTTGGATATTGACGCAGAAACTGAAGCAGCTTTCAGTGCATTTTGAGATATTAGTTGACTGATGCTTTGTGATTCACTTGTTGATACTGATTGACTAAGTGATATTGATACCGATGTAGACGCAGATATTGATATACGCTCCGCATCGCTTAACCAATCTGCCTTGTTTAAACCTAGTTTAATATATTCAGCAATATCTGCGTCTGATATACCTAAAGTTTTTAGTGATTGTGCTGTATATCCGTTTTGGGTCAACCAGGCAATTTGTTGATTGCTCGACCATGACCCCCATTTTGCTGGTATTTTAATTACCGTTCCGTTTGGAGATGTCCAATCAATTGTTGCGGCATCTTCTACGCTAATTGATTGCGATATTGAAAGAGACAATGAATTACTTGTACTTAGTGATATTGATTGAGATTCGCTTATTGATCTTGATATAGATACAGCTTTGAGCGCATTTTCAGAAATAACTGCGCTTGTGCTTAATGATTGACTTATAGATTCAGACACTGATGCAACTGTTGAAATGCTTTGCGATACGCTACGTGACGCGCTCACAGACACACTTTCGGAAATGCTTGTTGCTTTGCTAATTGATGTGCTAGCTGATGCGCTTATTGATACGCTTTGTGATTGGCTTTTTGATACGCTTGTGCTTACCTCAGCAAACTCTGTTGTGCTTTTAACCTGCGATGTAAGCTTGCTTTCATCTAGCGTGCCGCTTGTTATGCCGCTTAACGCCGTTGTTAACTCTGATTGCGTTGGATTTCTGCCAAGAGTGTTTTGATAAACCGAATTAACAAGGTCAAAGTTCTTGCCTTCTTGTGTTTGGTTTAACAGTGTTTCAATCTGTTCTTGGCTTTGGCCCACTACCCCTTGGATGTTTGTTGATAGATCACTGTAAGTTGCTGGCCTGCCTAATTGATTTTGAAATGCTCCATCAATTGTTGTTAATAACGAACCCATCTGATCGCTATTAAGCTGGACCGGTGTCGTGTCAAACCCAAGCACATTGATTGTCTGTCCTTGGGTTAGGTCTTGATTTGAGATGTCTATGAGATATGTTTGGTTATTTGGCCCTGCCACTACCGCCGTGTCGCCTATAACCTTTGTTACCGTGCCTCTTGCATTCGGGTCTATGCTATTTGGATCTACTTTTACGTCGTATCCTAATGTGTCTAGATTTTTAACCAACTCCCCTTGGGCAGTTGGAGTTAACAAATCATTCAGCTGTGTTTGAATATTTGCTTTGCTTCCAACCGCAAACGCTATGACATAAGAGGTCAATAAATCATTAAGCTCGACCTTTTGCCCCATGCCAATCTGATTGGCAAGATATGAGGCCGCTTCTTCCATTCCATCGATATTGCCATGATACGGTGTTGCAATAAGGTTCCTGATGGTTGAGTTTTTTGTTATTTTGTCAATGGGTATTGCTCCCATCAATCCGCCGACGATGGTTTCTGCTAAAGCTGCTGGCATGGCGCCGCTACCGGCCACTTGCGCTGCAAGCTCAGGCGTTAAGCCCTGTCTTATCAATTCACCGATATTTTCTTCCGCAATACCGCCGTAATTAAGCGCAAGATCTGTTAATGCTGCGCCTAATGCCTTTCCTGGCTCTGAGCCAATAGCTTTAAGTGACTTACCCATTAAGGCAAAAGACACCATATCCTCTGATAATTCTTTACCTGCGGTCCATGCAAGACTTCCAAAGCTTAACGGTGACGCGGTCGCCCAGTCCCAGGCTTTCACCATTTTGTTTACAAATCCGTCGGCAGAAGATATATCCCCCATCCTTCTACTTGCCTCTGCGGCAAGTTCAGGCATCAGAAGATCTGATGACTTGGAGCCTATTTCCGCAATACCTCGTAGAGCCACAGCTACATCATTGGCTGCGTCTCCCATGACAACAGACGTAATACCCGCGCCCGCGCGTGGGAACACACTTAAGAAGTTTGCATTCAGTGAATTAATGAAGTTCTGGGCCGGAGATCCAACTGCGGCTCCGGCTTTTATTCCTTCATAAACAACTTTTGCCACCTCATCAACAAAGGTGTTTCTTGGTAACTCAGCACCAGGCTTTCCTTTGTTTAGAGCCTCAACGACTTCACCGGGCAGTACATACTGTCCATTTGGAAGATTGCCTGTGCGAATTAATTCACCATTCGTATAAAGATACGCTTGGTATCTGGTCACTAAATCTGTTTTAACATTAACGCCACCCAATACTTTTTCAAACTCTTCAAACGTCATGATTCTGCTTGACGTTCTGTTTGCTTGATCAAAAGTTATGGAGTTTTTACCAATCGCAGCTTTCTGATCATTCCATCCGGCAACCACCTGCCGAGCCATGGCATCTGTCATACCGTCATTAGCTTTGAGTGCGGCTATAGCTTGCTCGTTAGTCATGCTACTACCGGGCGCAAAAAACTGCTCGGCTGTTTTGGTCTGCTGTTTGTTTAACCGGTCAATGTATTGCTGTTGCTCTTGGACCCTGTAGCGATCAATAGCTTGTGGTGTTGATCCATAAAACGTATTGGTGATATCTTTGCCTGCCGCATCCCTTGCGCTTTTGACATAAAAGCTACCCTCATCATTCCTGCCCCAAACAACCTGAGTTCCTTTTCTGTCAATAACTTGCCATTGATTTAAATTAGATACTGCGGCATTTGTCGCCTCTGATGATGTCAATTCATCGCCAGCCTTGATGGCTGAGTAATATGCAAGCTGCTCTGTTGCGGCATCGCCTTTTATGCCAACCGCATTCATAGCTTCTACTAATTTGTCCTGCGATACAGCGCCCGCCACAAAATCTATTGTTGCGTTTACGTAGTTGTTACGCGCTGCTACATAGCCCTCTGCTTTTGATATAAGAGAGTTGATCTCAGCTTCGGTGTATAGATTTAATTTATCAAGCTGCTGTCTTACTGATTCGGTTGATAGGTCACTACCAACTTCGGCAAAACTTGTAAGAATCTCTCCGGCTTTTTGTTGCTTTACATAAGCAGCAATATTTTCTTGAGCGGCGCTTTCATTTATTTGTCCAGTAAATTGTCTAATTTCTGCATCTGTTGGTGCGTAACCTTGCGACCTTAAATACGACTCGGCTTCTGCATATGTTACTTGCCTTGGGTTTACATAAGAGGCGACGTTTGATTTAACAGCGTCTTCATTTACTTTGCCAACAAAATTATTTACTTCTTGGTCAGATGGGTTGTAACCAAGTTCACTAAGAAATTGCCTAGCTTCGGCAAATGTGACATATTGTGACGCTA